GTAAAATCTGGTGTAAAAAATGGCAATATTTGTTCTAGTATCTGTGTGCCATCTTCTGTATTACGAACATAGATGGATAGATTAAAATCAAAATTATATGGAATTGGAACATATTGGCTTCTAAAAGAACCAGAACTCATTCCAAAATTCTGTAATGTTGTTTGTTGTTTTCTTGTGGTGTCGTATGTCATTCCAACCAAATCAAAACTCATACGAGGCACGGTTGTTGCAATAGACTTTGTAAGATTTGGGTCAGATTGTAAACGAACTAGGTACTTTTCTTTTGCACCATAAGACAATGGCACTTTAGTAATTTCGTATGCGGTTAACCCATCTTTTGAATAGCGTGTCAAAAGAATGTCATTGAACATGGAACCAAACGCAACAACAACTTTGCGAATGGTTCGGTTATAGAAGTGTGCGTTGCCTAGCATTATGCCTCACCAAATGGATTATGTTCTGTAAAGTCTATAATAGCATCAGACTCATTTTCAATACGATTATTATCAATTACATCTTCAAAGGCATTATCCATTGTTGAGGTGTCAGAAACAGTATTTAATGTCCATGTTGCACCACTAGTTCTACCTCTTAATGTGCCAGTAGTAAATGTTCCTCTAACTCTATAAACATCAACGGAACTACCAGTTACAGAATCATGGACAAGAGCTTGTGCGGTAGCATTGGCATAAGTGGCATCAGGACTTACAAATACAATCTCATCATTAACAAATGCACCTGAACCACCAGCATTTAGTGTAAGGCGTGTGCGTGGGTATGCATCTCTGATTTGACCATCAATTTCAGCATTACCTGTTTCAACAACTTCATTAGAAAATACAAACTGTTTTAACTTCAATGCATATACATAAACATTACCGCCACGACCACGACCTAATGTGTAATACATGGCCTGACCATTTTCATGTTCTACAAAAGTAATTTCAAAGAAATTTTGCAACATAGGAACATAAATTAAATCGCCTTCATTTGGTCGAAGTTGATTTACAGTAAATGCAAACCTACGGCGAGAAACCAAAAATGTTAATTCATCTCGGATTTCAAGCCCAAATTTGGACATAAAATCACCTTCACCTTCCATGCCTGTAACATCTTCAAGGTACATTTCAAGTGCATATGCTGAGGTGTATGTTTTTAATGTATCTTCACCATACAATAAATCTACTGAATCACGAGAACTTCTTGGCATATAAAAAATATCCATGCCATAGATTTGCATGGCCTCAATGACAAGGTCTTCCACCAGCAATTGCTCGCTGGTGATTTGATTTATTGGAAATGGATTAAAGTAAAAGTTGGTAGACATTCATTATCAACCCATCATTATCTCGCCAGGAAGAACATTGATAATTTGCATTTCTTCTTCAAGTTTTTCAAGTTCTTCACGAGCTTCGGTCATAATGCGAACACCATCAAGTGTTACACCACCTGGCATTTGTATGCCAGCAAATTTGCTAAGATTATTACCCCATTGAAGTTTAATCAATGCAGTAGAATACTTTTTTAAGAATCTATCATTCCAAACATCTGAATATCCAGCAGCTGTCATTGTTGCACCAGTTTGTGTTGTTGTGAATGGGCCACGAACTGTAATGGATGTTGGTGAATTAATTTTATCAATCTGTAATGTTTCTGTACCAAAAGTAACAAAATCATTTTCTAACAATTGTTGGTCAAATATTGTGCCTGTTCCAACTACTGTATTTGAAGCAGCTGTTGTTGCACAAGTGCCTGTTAAAGTAATTGTTTGTGGATTCAATGTGCGATAACATTCAATAATCACATACTGACCTGGTTGAATATCTCTTGTCCAATCTATATCAAGAAATACTTTGTTTTGTTTGCGATTAAATCTAAACTGTGGTGTACCAGAGAACAATAGTTGAAGTGTTCTTAAATGTTGCATGGTAATTTCATATGACACATAACTTACCGATGTAAAGTCATAAAGGTCATGCAATCGTAATTGATAACGCAAGTCAAACATATTGACAGATGCATTAGAATTATCAAATGGAAATACACCAGTTACAAATGTAACCGCATCAGGTGCATAAATCCAACGGCGATTGATATCTTCCGCCGTAAGTTGATGTTTCATGTAAATCTTTTCAGTACCATCAAAATGGTAATCTTCAAAGAAACTTAATGCATCATCAATACGGTCATCTACTTGGTCATCATCCACATTGATTTCAATGACAGGCTTACCAAGTTTTCTTAAACAGTATTCTTTTAATTGAGCACGAGAAGCTGGTTTTGCCATTTTTTATCCTAGAGCAATTGCAAATGCGATAGCACTTGGGTCAGTAACCACTTGAGTTGAAACTGCATTAATTCTTCCATTTGCTGATATAGTAATTACAGGATAGTAACCAGAATTACCATATGTTTGTGATGGTGAAATACTAATATTTGTAAAATCAGTATTTGCTTGAGCAAAAGCAGCATTGGCATATAGTGCAGCTGAATTAGCAACATGAGTTGGAGTATTTGCTCTTAAAAATGCAGAATTGGCATAAGTGCCTACATTCGTAATGTTGGTATTCTGAGTAGTATCAATACCAAGACTGTTGTTAGCAACAATAAATGCTGAGTTAGCATAACTAGCGGCTGAATTGGCTACCGCAAATCCTGAATTAGCATAACTAGCGGCACTATTAGCAACATGAGTTGGAGTATTAGCAACTAAGAAAGCTGCATTGGCATATGTTCCAGAATTTACGGCTTTAGTATCTGCTGTATTAGCAGCAGTATAAGCATTGTTTACATATGGTAATAAATCAATACCTCTGAGTGTAATGACCGTTGATTTAAGATTAGCATTTAGAGTATCAATTGTAAATGACGGGTCATTGATATTAATATTATTATTTGCACCAACTTCAGGTGTATAATTTTTGAAAACATACCATTCTTTAGTGCCTACATCACGAATAAAACCGGTGTGAGCATTTGTGCCTGCATTATAGTGTGCGGCAAAACCAACATCTAAAGCATCAGATGTATAGTTTCCTGTACCAAGAAGGAATAATGTATCATTGGATGTAAGAATGCCTGCATTAGCAGTAAATGTGTTTCCTTGAATAATTAAATTACCAGTGATTGTAATATCACCAGTGATTACACCACCCGTGTTTGCATTAACAGAATTGTTTGCTCGAATGAAAGCACCATTGGCATAACTAGCAGCTGAGTTAGCAATTGCATCTGGTGTATTTGCTCTTAAAAATGCTGAGTTGGCATACAAAGAAGCTGAGTTAGCCACATTACTTGGAGTATTAGCTGCCAAGAAAGCGGAGTTAGCATATGTGCCAACGTTTGTTATGTTAGTATTTTGAGTAGTATCAATACCAAGGCTATTATTAGCAACAATAAAAGCAGAATTAGCGTAACTGGCTGCACTATTAGCTACTGCAAATCCAGCATTAGCATATGTACCAGCGTTTGTTATATTGGTGTTTTGAGTAGTATCAATACCTAAACTATTATTAGCAACAATAAATGCTGAATTGGCATATGATGCTGCCGAATTTGCTACATGAGTTGGAGTGTTAGCGGTTAAAAATGCTGAGTTGGCATAAGTTCCAACATTGGTAATATTGGTGTTTTGTGTAGTATCAATGCCTAAGCTATTATTGGCAACAATAAATGCTGAGTTAGCATATGACTGTGCCGAGTTAGCGGTGGCATATGCAGAGTTGGCATAAGAACCAGCAGTATTACTTGAATTTTCTCTAGCTAAAGCAAAGCCACCAGCAGTTGATCCATCATGGACAACTATTGTTTTTTTATCTGTATCTACGGTAATCTCAGCGCTAGCACCTGTAAATGTGCTGGTCTGTGCTGTATTACCTCGTCTAAATTGAACTTGTGTTGACATAATAGTTATTTATAGTTGTTCCAAATTAAGCTAAAGAACCGTAATCAATTGAATAATAAATTGGGTCATTAACGAATCCATAGTCTACCGTTAATCCTTGAGCACCTGGAGTACCAGCTACTGTAATTGTTTTTGTTACTGAATTTGCAAAAACAACAACACCAGATTCACCAACAAAATTAACTTGAGAATTAGCAGCTGCCGCATTTGCAAAAGTATTGTTGTTTGCGGTGTATATAATACCAAAACCCCAATCGGTAGTACCACCTCCACCACCTGAACCAGCATTTGCGGTATATTGTTTTGAACCATCTGCAAACTGAATGAATCCTGTATTTGCTACAAAGTTGTTTGCATATATTGTATTGGCGCCTAGAATATTACCAAAACTACCTGTTGTAATAAACGAAGTGGCTGTAATTGTGCCAGTAACAGTACCGCCGTTATTAGCATCTAATGAATTGTTTGCTCTTGTAAAGGCTGCGTTAGCAG